GACGCAATTGCAGACTGTCAAGACCTCATTGACTCAGTCCCTGACATCGACAATTTGTTTGATGTAAAGACTGCGGAAGAGATACAGACTTTGCTGGACGGTTACCTGTCCTCCGACGGTTCGGCAGAGTCCTCTTCCCGTGAGACTCAACAATATAAGAAGAATACAGGTGAATCAGTAGATAAAGCTTTCGCAGCGTTCATGTCTGACGAATAGTACTCCTGTGTTGTAAGGGAACGCCACCCGCCCTTGGTTGAAAAGGGGTGGCTTTTTTATGCTTACTATCTGAGCCTCCTCGATGGCGTAAGTGGAAACGGGTCATGCCGGCTAAGAAGATTTATTACCTTAAATCATAGAGATTTGAGAAAAGTTACAAAATGGAGAGGCCTATGCCCACTGAAGAATACGGTTCGTTTGTACCAGAAACAAACTTAAATAATTTATATAGACTAGTAATCCCAGCATCGGGACACGACTTATCTGATGCGCTAAAAGACTTGGTTGACAATTCTTTTGACGCCGGAGCCAATAATATAAGGATTTTCTTAAATGGACAGCCAACCAATTTAGAAAGCTATACAGTTGTTGATGATGGTATCGGAATGGATATGCCCACCTTGAAACGAGCCTTAACTTACTCTGCTGGTTCAAGCCATGACCCTGGAGACTTGGGAAAGTTCTCAGTCGGTGGAACAGTAGCATGTTGTACCTTGGGTCTTTCTAGAAAAATATATACGAAAAAGAAAGACGGTCCGTTACTGATTGCAATGCAGAATTTTGAAAATGTATTGGAAGCATCAGAGACCCGACGTCCAACGCCGGAAGAGAGTAAATGGTTTCGAGTAAATGTTGGCACCAATGGCACGGTTGTAGATATTAATGAACTTCGCGAAGACAAAAGGAAATACAAAAGAACCGGTGACCTTAAAAATGCATTACTAAAAGATTTTGGTCAAACATTTTACCAATTGTTGAGTTCAAAAAGGTCCATTGAAATTAACACCAGTAGTGGTTGTTATGCGGTCAAACCAAGTGATCCACTATATTATAAAACAGATCCAAAGCTTGTATTAGATCATAAGGAATATAAAGTTTCTTTTGATGGAGGTGAAATATACATTCGAACTGCGGCCCTTAATCTGGACTCAATAGATCAATCAGAGAAGGGATATGATACACAAGGTGTTTATTTTTCTAGAAATAATCGATTAATCTCCAAAGGCTTAGCAGTTAAAAATTTATGGGTAAAAAACCCTAGAAAAAATGCTGGAAGAATTGAAATTTCTTTTACGGAAGATTTGGACGCACACTTTGGGTTGACTGCGACAAAAAACAAAGTAAGTTTATCTCAATCCTTAACTGATACTTTAGCAGCAACTATCAAACCTTTTGTATCGGGTTTGGAAGAAAAGTGGAGAAAAAACACTGACACCAACACTGATGAAATTAAAAAAGAGAATGATGATTTTACTAGCAAACTAGTTAGAAACACTGGCATAGTGGATCTGCCCAAAACAGAAAAAGGCTCTCCCAATGATCAAAAACAAGAAAGACTCAAAGGAGATAAGAAAGGTTCTGTAAAAGCAAAAGGATCAGGAATAACCCGTAAAGCCCGAGGAGTTAAGTACCCAGAATTTATTTTTGAAGAAAACCTTAGGTCAAGCGAGGTTTTTTGGACTGAATTTCCAAACGACGAAATGAGAATTGTACTTAATTTGTCTCATCCTTTTGTCCGCGAACACTGGACCAATGGAACTGAAACATCAAGAATGTTGATGAGAAAATGGACAACAGCTACTTGCTTAGCTGCTTTCAGAAAGAAGGAAACGTACCATGAAGGGGCTGCTGAGTCTTTTATGATGGATATGTTTCACGAACTTTCTAGACTTCAAATGGTTTTTGGAAATTAATTAACAATGGAGGTAACATGATGTTACTATTAACAATTCTCTTTGCATGCGGAGAGAAGGAAGCTACAACTGATGTAGCGACCACGAGTACAACAACTGAAGTTGTTGAAACACAAACTTTGGAGACTACAGATGAAAAAACTACAGACAATACAGTCCAAGTTACTAAAGATGCTAATGGTGTCACATCTGGAAAATCTGAAGCAGAAGTCACAACGACTTCAACTGAAACTAACAAAGGAGTAACAAATGATTAGTTTATTAATGACAATGTTCCTAGCATGTGGGGACAAAGAAGAAGAAGATACAGCGGTAGAAGAGGAAGTCGAAGAGACAACCGAAGAAACCACTGAAGAAACTGAAGAAACCACTGAGGAATCTGAAGAAGAAACAGAAGAGTCCGAAGAAGGCTCTGAAGAAGGTGAAGAGTAATGACCAAAGCAGGTAAGATTGATATTAATGCAATGAAGAAATTTGTCAACAAGAAAGTTGGCTTGGACATCGCTCATGACTTAAACCAAGACAATCCTACTGCGGTCAAAGAATGGATCCCAACTGGCTCACGCTGGTTGGACTCTATTATCTGCCGAGGTGAGATGGCTGGAATTCCCGTTGGGAAAATCACTGAACTTGCCGGTTTATCATCGGCTGGTAAGTCTTACATGGCTTGCCAAATTGCTGCAAAAGCACAAATAAAAGGACATTGCGTTGTTTATTTCGATGCAGAGTCCGCTATCGACCCGGCTTTTCTTACTAAGTCTGGTGTTGATATTAATAGTGACTTTTTGTATGTCCAAGCAGTCTCTGTAGAGAAAACCTTGGAAACAATTGAGGATCTAATGACTCAGTATCCAAATACGCAGTTTTTGTTTATCTGGGACTCAATTGCAGCAACCTCTGCAGAGAAGGATTTAGAAGGAGACTTCAATCCTCAATCATCAATGGCAGTAAAGGCTAGGATATTGGCGAAAGCCTTTCCTAAACTCACCATCCCATTGGCGAACCAACAATGCACTCTATTGTTGATCAATCAACTTCAAACATCGCAGAAGCTATGACAACACCTCTTGTTGCTCCCGGCGGTAAAGCAATTGTTTATTTCTGTTCTCTTCGTATTTGGCTTACAAAGCGTAAAGCAAAAGCCTCATTCGTTACTGATGGTACTGGTGTTCGCATCGGTTCTGAAGTAAAGGTTAAGATTGAAAAGTCCCGCTTTGGTTCTGAAGGTCGCACATGTGGCTTTAAGATTCTCTGGGGCAAAGAGGTAGGCATTCAAGATGAAGAATCGTGGCTAGAAGCACTAAGGGCATCAGGTTCCGAACGCTTTAAACCAGGAGCTTGGAACAAAATTTATGACCGAGACGGCAAGGAATATAAGTTCCAAAGATCGCAATGGATCAAAAAACTCCAAGACCCAGAGTTCCGCTCTGTTGTGTTTGACATCATGGATGATGAAATCATTAGAAAATTTGAGTCTGAAGGCAAGAACTTCGGTCTCGAAGGAGAATCCGAAGAAGCTTAAATGCTGAAGGAATTCATTAGCCCCTTCTCTTCGGAGTTGGGGCTTTTTTTGTTTTTAAAGTACTATTTAATATCATTAATGGAGATCTCCCGATGAACCCAAAAAGACAAGTTATTGAACAAGCAATCATGGACCTCGAAGAAAACAAAGAGGTAGTAAGGCAAATTTACGAAGCTTGGTTAGATGCAGGGGATGAAGCAAACTTTGAAATCTACATCGACGCTATGGATAAAGCACGAAACGAACGTAAGAACATAGCGTCTAGGATTTTTAAGGATTTTACTTCATCAGAACCAAATGAAAGATATTATGACCCCAATCCAACACCTGTTTTAAAAATCAGTGATTTCGGGAGAAGCTACCCATCAATTACTGGATGGTCGACTGCGAGTCTCGGCAATGCCCGTAGAACTGTGAGAAGAATAGATAAATTTATTGTACAACTAAAAACAAAAATGAAAACCAGAAAAGATTTACAAGAAAACATTGTTATGAAACTTACAGAAGCAAAACTAAAACAAATGATATTGGAAGCCTTGGAGAAATTATCATGAACTCAAAAAGAGAAACCGTAAAACAAGCAATTAGAGACCTTGAGCTACACAAAGAACACCTTGAGGAGGCTTATAACTTATGGCTGAGTGGTGAACTAGAAGATCACTATGACATTATGGATGATTTCTATGATGAGAGAGTCAATATAGCAAGTAACCTTTTCAAAGGCTTGAAAATGTCTCCCCGTCCAAACTCAAGATATTATGATCCAAATTTATCACCAATATTTAAAGCAGGAGACTTCCGTAGCAATCGTGGAAAAAGGCCTTTGTCATATCCTACGATTATTGGACGAGCCACCAAGAGAATTGTAATGGTGCCTAAATTGATTTTTAGAATCGATCTTTTTATTAAGCAGCTTGAGACCAAACTATCAAATAGAAAAGATTTACAAGAGAGCAGTCCATTTCAACTTACAGAAGCAAAACTTAAACAAATGATATTGGAAGCTATTAAGAACTCTTCGATCAGAAGCTTTGGAATTCCAACTCCTGATGAGAAACTGAGATCTCAACTCGGAGATAGCAATTTTGACAAAATCCAAGGTTTTGACCCAGAACAGGCGGAGGTAATGAAGCAAAGCTATGATCCTAATTATCCGGAAAAGATCAGACAAGAATCTTTAACTGAAATGATTGAAGCCGCTGGATTCAAACTTTATGATGTTAGCAAATACACAAAAGCGCCAACAATGCATGCAAGATACAATAATCGCATCTGGGAAAAGGGGCCTCAAAATACGGTGGGATCCTCGAGTCTTAAAGTGCAGTATAATGTTAATGACGATTTTCTGCGATACTCAGTTCGTCTTTTTACAAAAGGCAAATACGGGTCAAAGACTAGTAAGTCCATCGCTTATGGAAAAGTATCGATTCCACCTATGTTTGAATTATCTTTGGAAACAGAGCAGGACCTCAGAGCCGCCGATACTATTATGCTGTCTAAAGAAAAGCAAGCAATCGAAGAAGCCTTGGAGCAATCCAAGTGAAACTTACAGAAACCATATTGAAAGATTTGATCCTCGAGACCATGCGAGAGTCTAATCCAGAAATCGAGAGTCAAATTGAGCGAACCTCGGCTGCGATCCACCTTTATGAAATAGGAGAGTTGACGAATCTCGATGCTTTAACTCATTCGCTTATCAAGGGAATGGTCGGTTCAATCAGAGGCGGCTCTGCTTATGCCTCTGCGACAGTAGAATTTAAACGCAAAGCAGAAGAGCTAGGTGTACTTGATAAAGTAACCGCTGCTGTACTAGCCTTGACTAAAGAAGATACGTCACCCGAGATCAGATTAAAAGAAGAGTTGTTGAAGGAAGCCGCGAAGGGACCTCAGGATCTTCCAAAGGATGTATATGTTCGTGTGTTTGAGTGGCTGAACAGGATTATCGTAATGTTTACAGACAAAGATGGAAGTCAAATTTTTCCTGTTAATGCGGATACTGATGAAGACAATCCTGTATATGGAGACGTAAGCTTCTATGAAGAAGACCCAGACGAGCGCCCATGTGATGGGTCTTCCATAATAGCAGTATCTGAAGTTGCTGATGGATGGGGTCCGTTCTTATATGATATTGCAATGGAAGTCGCTACGATGAGAACAAATGGATTGACTTCTGATAGATTTGTTGTTTCTGATGAGGCCGCTGATGTATGGGACTTTTACTCCAAGAATAGACCTGATGTAAAAATGCATCAATTAGACAACGAATATAACGATCTTACTCCTCAAGAAGACGATAACTGTGGACAGTCTCGAGCTAGAAAAGATGGAGCTTGGGAAAAATCTCCCTTGTCTAAAAGATATACAAAAGAAATAACCGTACTTGATCAAATTCGAAATCAATTAATTTGGGAGATTTAAAAAATGAAACTAACAGAAACAAGACTGAAACAAATGATATTGGAAGAACTTTTGCACGAAGGAGCAAAAAGTGTAGGTGATTTACCCAATGATGTCTTCGTAAAGGTCTCCCAACGTACTGGAGTCTTTGTTCAGTTCGCCGACAAAAACGGAAACGTTCTAGACAAAACTAGTCCAATATGGGGCACAGTTTGGTTTAATTTAAAAAATCCGGAGTATGGATTTGGTTGCGATGGTGCCGCCGTAGTTGCAGAAACGGAATCAGCTGACGGATGGGGCCCTTTACTATACGACATTGCGATTGAAATTGCTACAATAAAAGCAAATGGACTTACCTCGGATCGGTATAGTGTTCAACCATCTGCTCAAGATGTTTGGTATTATTATTATGAAAATAGAGATGATGTTGAATCCCACCAGTTACCTGGTGACGATAGATCCTTACCTCCAGAGAAGCGTTGTGGCCAAGATATATCCAAAAATGCCGCTGAATACGATGGGGTTGAATGGAACGAGACTCCGCTTTCAAAAAGATATACAAAAAATCCAACAACATTAAAACAACTTGGATCTAAATTAATCCTTAAAAATATAACACTTTCTACTTGACAAACATATCTTAACGTGTTACATTATAAATATCACGGAGGATACATGCAATACACAGTTTTAATTCCGGGCGGTTTCAAGCCACCCCACAAAGGTCACTACGACTACATCAAATCTTATCTCGACAACCCTGACGTTGGGCGAGTCATTATGTTCTGCGGAGACAAGGAGCGAGACGGAGTAACTCTAGAACACACTGAGAAGATTCTTGAGATCTATGGACTACTATCTCACCCAAAGATGGATTACAGACGAGCAACAGTCCGAGAAGGCAAGAAAAAGAATTACACCAACCCCCTTGCTGACTGTTTCGATTGGGGTGACGAGAACACCGAATATAGATTTGGTCTCGCTTGTTCCGAGAAGGATGCGGGATACCAAGTATCGTTTGGAGATTACTTCTATGGAAACGACAAGTACGTGCATGTGCCCGTATTTAAAATGAACGATGATATCTCAGCAACACAGTTTCGATCAGCATTACAAAACAATGAATCAATCGCAAAGTTTTTGCCCGAAACAGTAAGTGAAGAAGAAATTAAAGGACTATTTATAACATAATAGTTGCTATGGAGACAATCAAATGAAACTTACAAAAGAAGCGTTGAACAAAATTATCAAAGAAGAAATGGAAGCAATCATGGCTGAAGAAGAAACTGGGTCTTTTTATAAATCCCCAGCCGGTGCATTGTTCGGCAACAGCCACTTCGGCGACGAAAACCTTAAGGGCATGAACGGACTAGAACAAGCACTTGAAGATGCCTCAGGTCCGATATATCGGATCAAAAGCGTAGCAGAGGCATGCAGAACGAGAGCTGCTGGTGGTGAAGACAGTCATGCAATGGACCAAGACAATTATGATTATTTCGATAAAATGGTAAAAATATGCGATAATCTTTTGGAGACAATGCAGACTAACGTATTGATGCAATTTTAATCTAAACTTTTTACCCAAAGTAGGCAATCAAATGAAACTAACAAAAGAAACATTAAAGCAAATCATCAAAGAAGAACTAAGCGCTGTCCTTAGCGAAGTGAATATCATGCCGGATCCTAGTCGAACAAATCTTCCCGACGAAGAATCAATGGGCAAGGTCATGACTTTGCTTGACTCAGGGAGGGAAGATTCAATAAATCAAGCTAGAGTATTAATAGATACCTTCGATGGAGATCAAAGCTGGGTCGATGAGTATCTTGAATATAAAGAGCAAACAAAAGAATTGAGCAGCGAAATCTCGTATGATTCCCACTTTACACAAAGGAACTCTAGGAAACCTTGGATTGCTGATTCACCTATGGTAGATAAACCGAACCGAGACCCAACTTGGGTTGAAAAACTTAAGTATCTAGAGCTTGGAATGAAAACACCCATGGAAGCACTCGACTTTCGCATCGCAAAAGAAAGAGCCAAGTATTTCCAAGCAAAAGAAGCAGGAAATATGGAACTGGCCGAGCTTTACGACGAGACTTATGAACAACTCCAAGGTCTGCGTGGGTGGATGACGAGCCGAGGAACAGATCAATATGCTATATTGAAAGCGACGGACAAAGTAATTGAAAAAAGAAAAGAAGAAGAGAGAAAGTTCATCTAACGGAGACAACAAATGAAACTTACAAAAGAAACATTAAAAAGAATTATCAAAGAAGAGTTGGAAGCGACTCTCGGAGAGGCAAGAAACATCTTTCCAACAGAAGGTTGGGCACAGAAGCAACTTTCTGCTATTGGAGACGAAGGCATGAGACCATCTGCTAAATTAAAAAGACACCTTGCTAAAATCCCTCCAAGACTTGACATGAGAGACACATCCGAAATGGAAGCTTGGTTTAACACCTACAAAGAGTTAAGAGGTGGAATTAAAGGGTTTGGCACTGTTGAAGACTACACTTTTCAAGACTTCGCTAACGAGGTTAAGATGAATTCCGGTTATGACGTCGCAATCTAAAATCTAAACTTTTTACTTGACAAACCTTCTGAGATGTGTTACATTATAAACAGGAGGACATTATGATCGAGGACAAAAGAAAAATTGTGACCCAAGTTCTTGGGTCTTATCATCAAAAGGGCGATGAGCATTTATATCACTGCCCTTATTGCGGGCATCACAAAAAGAAGATGTCGATCAACTTCGCAAATGGTTATTTCAAATGCTGGATTTGCGATGAAAGAGGAAAGAATATTTACCGAATTGTAAGAAAGTTCGGCACATACCAGCAACGACAGAAGTATCTCGAACTACAAGGCAGACTTGACCTTAACGAGTTCGACGATCTATTCAAAGAATTAAACAACGAAGAAGAGAAGCAACGAATTGACTTGCCTGAAGAATTCATATCGTTGTGCAACAAAGACTTGCCAATAGACACGACGGATGCATTCCGTTATCTATCGTCTCGAGGCATTGGTCGTCGAGAAATATTAAAATGGAAAATAGGCTATTGCAAGGAGGGTCGCTATGCCGGAAGAATTATTATACCGTCGTTTGACGTTGAAGGACATTGCAATTACTTCATTGCTCGCAGTTACGTTGGGCATTCTTATAGGTACCTCAACCCTCCAGCAGACCGTGATATCGTTTTTAACGAACTGATGATCGATTGGGATGAGCCCGTTGTTCTTGTCGAAGGTGTCTTTGATGCTATCGCTGCAGGAGGTAACGCAATACCAATTCTCGGCTCTACGCTCAGACAACGCTCTCGTTTGTTTCAAGCGATTGCCGTACATGATACACCGGTCTACATGGCTCTTGATGGAGATGCCGAGAAGAAAGCAGAGTGGATCATTAAGTCGATGCTGAAGTACGACCTTGAAGTGTTCAAGGTTCCCATTGATGAAGAAGATGTATCTGAGATGGGAGAGAAAGAATTCAGAGAGAGGCTAGAGATTTCCAGTCCCATCAAGAATGAAATGTATTTTTTCGAAAAACTTTTAGAAAACATTTGACAAGACAACACTAGCATGTTATATTGTAAATAACACTGGAGGATATATGGGTGGAAATATTTTTAAAGACAAGGCAACATCAATTACAAAAGATAGAGTTGCACCAACAATCGAAGCGTACAAGCGTGTACTGGGTGAGATATTCCCAATGAAGGCACACTCCCTATCGTTCTTTGAACCAGTAGGGTCGGCAGGCAAGAAAGAAATGTCTGGGGATCTTGACCTTGCTATTGATTGGACACACATCATCCGATCCTTCACAGCAACTGAGTTGGAAAAGTGGGGCATTGGGTATGATGAATGGAACGAGACATACACAAAGATTCACAAGAGAGCCCGAACAGCAACAGAGCACATGAGCAAGATGCGTGGATTGCTAAAGTTAATCTCAGCAAAACTTGCGGAGAATGGAATACAATTAGGCGGTGATGTAACAGCCGGAAACATCTTCACATGCTTTCCTCAATATGACGAGAACGGACCAACAGATGACTACGTACAGATCGATTGGATGGTCGGAGACATTAATTGGCTGACTTGGGCCTACTATTCACACGGAGAATATGGCCTCAAGGGCTTACACAGAACTCAGTTCCTTGTAGCGCTGTTTTCGGAGATCGGATACACATTTAACCACTTTTCGGGCATAAAGAAGAAAAAGACGAAAGAGTGGCTAATTTCGAGTCCCGAGGATGCTCTCAGACTGCTTTCAGAGCACTACGGAATGGTAAGACATAGCCAAACCCAAACGTTCGCTCAGCTCCATTCTTGGCTGCTTAACTGCAATTCAGGCTCTTATTTCAAGGTTGTAAATCGCTACAAAGAAATCCTTAAAGTACAGAAGCAAAATATTCCAAATGTGTTAACTCACACTATTTAATTAAGTATGGGGGTGTAGCTCAGTTGGGAGAGCACTTGCTTTGCACGCAAGGGGTCAGGAGTTCGAATCTCCTCATCTCCACCATTTAAAAACTTAGTTCTTTGGAGCTCTCACACCTTTTAGCCTCTCTTCGGAGAGGTTTTTTTTTGGAGTAAAATGAAAACGATAGACCTTCATGGATTTAGATACAAAGACGCTAAACGCAAACTCGAACTATTTATTAATAGCAATTGGCGCAGTAGGATGAAGGTTGTTACCGGAAACTCAGAAGCCATGAAGGATCTTGTTTGTTCTTTGTTGGACTACTATGATCTAGAATATGAACGCGGAGAATTCCTCGGCTACATAATTATTATAGAACACTAGGAGCTATCATGCTATTAGCCTTATTTTTGGCCTGCGGTGGAGACATCGGAATTAGAACAGTCGACAAAGTACAAGTTGACGATACTGCTATTGAAATTATCGACACAGCCAATCCTGAGCCATCGACAGAGCCATCAGTAGAACCAGCAGTGGAACCATCTACCGAACCTTCTAGCGAGCCTCTGAACGGCACTGTGGGACTTGTAAACTTCAATCTTGAACAAGTGGCTTGCCAAGCATGCATGGGAGTGAGTCAAGAGATCACAATTCAGTTTGATGCGAAACTCCATGAGAAGATTGGAGAGACTCACCCTACATGGTTCCCACCAGCAGGGCAGTGCACCACGAACACTAACCCACTGCAGATCAACGTCTCGACTAAGAACGTCGGTCAATCTATGAGCATCACGGGCAACCCGAACTCCTTCTCGGCTTTCAATAACGGCATGAACACGTATACCGGATTCATTCAAGAATATCAATATGACCGAGACACAAACATGCGCGTCCAAATGCAAGACGGCTCAACCTTTCAGTTCCAATCTATCCACGGCTTTGATTTCGTAGAGCCCTATGAAATGCGTTACGTGGACATCTCTTATGCTTTCGCAGCGGTAGTGTCTAAATCTGGAACGCAGTTTCAATGGGGACCTTCCGGAGGACCTGACTTGTTCAACATCACGATCGCAACATACTCACCAGACGGTAGCCAACTGCTTGGTGTGATATCTTGCTCAACCACAGATAGTGGATACTATGTGTTTGATGGATCGTACTTTCAATCGTATCCAACTTGGTCGTTAACCGCTATTCACATGACGAGATTTTCTCAACAAAGAGTTCCATACGAAGGTCTCAATGGCTATGTTGACGTGCAACTCGAGTGGTCTGTCGTTGGAACGGGTCATATCGAATAACTTCCGCTACTCTCGACACTATTTAATAGTGGAGGGTTTTATGTGGACGAGATTGGGATCGGCTCTTTAGTTATTTTTATTGAAGATTTCATGAGCGATACAATACCAAATGTCGGTATTGTCTTGTCTGTGATATCGTTTGATGAATTGGTTGGAGACGAACTCGGCCAAGGTATCACATGGTACTCCGTTATGTTCGGAGAAGTTGATATCGTTGTATCATCGGAGATGGTTATTTTACTAAATTAACTTGACAAGCATTCACCAACGTGTTATATTATAATATACATTGGAGGATGAAATGAACAAATTTATTGATGAAGGTGTAAAAGCCGGATATGATTTTATTATTATAGAACCACAAGAGGGATACAATGAAGCAATTGTAGCTTTTGATAGAGGCAGGCTTGTATATGATACAGAAATGCTCATGGACGCCATGAGGAAGTATCACCATTGGGAATACGGCACTGCTATAACTTGGTTCGAATATAACACTCTAGCACTCACGCATATGGAGGGCGGACCATTATTTTATGAACCAGAAGAAGAATTTTACTTGACACAGGTGGACAAACCTGTTACATTAGAAGTACGCAAAAAAATCATGGAGGACAAATGAAAAGAATTGCACACATTTCAGACACTCATATTAGAAACCTTAAGTACCACGACGAATATCGTCATGTCTTTAACCAAATATACGATAGTCTAAAGCAAGAGCAACCAGACTACATCGTACACACTGGTGACCTCGCACATACAAAGACACAGTTGTCTCCGGAATACTTTGAGATGGCCTCAAACTTTTTGAAGTCTCTCGCAGATATCGCACCGACAATTATGATTCTAGGTAACCACGACGGAAACCTCAAGAACGGTGACCGTCAAGACGCAGTCACGCCTATTGTTGAAGCTATGCATCACCCCAACTTTACATTGCTAAAGAACTCCGGAGAATACTCTCCTGAACCGGGACTGACGTTTAACGTCCTGTCGGTGTTTGATCGAGACAATTGGCAAAAGCCATCGAACGATAAGTCTATTAACATCGCCCTGTATCATGGCGCAATTCAAGGTTCTCTCGTAGGCTCTGACTTCTCTCTAGATCATGGAGAGGATGACGCGTCAATCTTTGGAGACTTTGACTATGCTATGCTTGGCGATATCCACAGAACTCAATATCTAGATAAAGAGCAAAGAGTATGGTACTCAGGATCGACAGTCCAGCAGAACTTCGGAGAAAGCGAATTGAAGGGCTACTTAATTTGGAACATCCATTCCAAAGATAAGCACAATGTCGAGAAGAGATTGTACAGATCTCCACGACCATTTATCACCATCGAACTTAACAAGGACGGAACTCTACCTAAGAGAGATGTGCCTCGAGGCTCAAGGTTGCGCTTGGTCTCCAAATACAACTTGCCCGTTGCGAAGCTCAAGAGAGCCTGTGACTACGCCCAAGTTAAGTGGAGCCCCTATACTGTTAGTTTCATCAACAAAGCTGCTCACGGCTCTCTAAGCGCCTCTGGTATCAATACCACGGGCAAATCCATAAACATGCGAGACGAGAAGAACCAAGAAAAGTTTCTTCTTCAGTTCCTCGAGAGCAAAGAGATTGAACAGCAAGTCAAAGATAGAGTTCTAGAATTATCTCGAGACTATCTCAAGAAGGTATCTAACGGAAACGAAGTATCTCGCAACGTTTTGTGGGATATTCGTAAAATGACTTGGAACAATCTATTTAACTACGGAAAGGGCAACACTATTGATTTCACAAAGATCAATGGTCTTGTCGGTATCTTTGGTAAGAACTACTCAGGTAAGTCCTCTATCATTGATGCGGCCTTGTTTGGTCTTTTCAACACGACATCCAAAGGAGAAAGAAAGAATGTCCATATCATCAATCAAAACAAAGAAAGAGCTTCTTGTAAGCTCGAGATCGCTGTCGGCGATGATGTTTATAAAATTGCTCGAAGCCTCGAGAAAACAACCACAAAGTCTAAAGGCAGGGAAGTCCAGTCAGCCAAAACAGACCTAGACTTCACAAAGTACAATTTTGGGACTCAAGCAGAGTCAAAGAACGGAGACACTCGAAATAAGACAGATGAGAATATCCGAAAAACATTTGGTACTCTCGAAGACTTTATGATGACTTCTCTTGCAGCCCAAACTGATTCGTTCGGTTTTGTAAACGAAGGCTCGACAAAACGTAAGGAAATCCTTGCGAAGTTCCTCGACCTTCAAATATTCGATCAAATGCATAAGCTTGCGAAAGCTGATTCATCAGAGATGCGAGGTGTTATCAAGCACCTCAATTCTGTTGATTGGGAGAAGAAGTTGGCAAGAGCCAATGACGAATTCCAAGAGATCCTCGAGGACATTAAGTCTCAGCAGGATCTATGCGAGAAGCACACAGTGAGATTGTCTGTATTAAAAGAAGAGCAACAACTTATCAAAGATCAAGTTGAAGCAGCATCACAAAAAGAGATTGATGTAGATGATGTTAAATCATTGCTCTCAAAGGCTCGTAAATCGCTCTCAAAGAACTCTAAAGAGATGGATAGGCTATCTACCGAGATTGCTACTAAACGCTCTACAGTTGAAGATTTGACGCTTAGATTACCATCTCTGCTCGAAGAGTCAACCATTGCTCAAGAAGAACTTGATGCCTTGGAGATTATCAAGTCAAAAATGAAAGAAACTCAAAAGTCTGTTGACAAAGCAAAGCGAGAGAAGTCTAGACTGCAATCAAAGATTGATATGCTTCACGACCATGAGTACGACCCGGACTGTAGATTCTGCTGCGAAAATGAATTCGTAAAGAAAGCAGAAGAAGCAAAGGTCACAATCGTAGACGTACAGAAAGATATTGAGAGTCTCAACTCCACCATGCTCGACTTAAAGATGAAGGCGTCGTTGATTGACGAAGTTCACTCAACAGCAGTTGTTCGAGACTACGGAGTTCAGAGAGACACTCTCGCAAGAGAGCAGTCAGAAGTTCGCAACATGTCTTTGCAGTGGGAGAATTGTGAAGGCAAAGTATCTTTGATGGAGCGACGTATCCAAGATTACGAAGCAGACATCGCATACTACAACGAGAATATCGAAGCGTATGAGAACTTGTCGTCATTGCGCCGAGACTTACAAGCAATTAATAAAACCGTATCCATTAAGGAGTCCGAGATCAAAAGATGCGAAGGCAAGGTGCTCGAGTACATGTCCGAGAAGGGATCTGCGAAGAGAACCATTGAAGAAGCAGAAGAGCGCATCCAACAGATTAAAGATGCAGAGAGAGACTACATCGCATATGATTTGTTTGTTCAAGCCACACATGCTAATGGTATATCTTACGAAGTAATTAAGTCTATGATGCCCGTCATCAATGCCGAGATTCAAAAGATCCTCTCTTCTATTGTTGACTTCGAAGTGTTCTTCGATAACGACGGAGATAAGTTGGAAGTATACCTGCAGCACCCCAAGTATGACCCAAGACCTATGTCGATGGGATCTGGTGCAGAGAAAACAATTGCCTCTATGGCTATCCGTCTTGCTCTGATATCCGTATCATCCTTGCCTAAGCCGTCATGGTTTATTCTTGACGAACCTGCAACAGCATTGGACGCTGAGCACATGGAAGGCTTCACAAGACTATTGCAAATGATCAAGGCACAATTCAAGACCGTACTGTTGATTACTCACCTGGATTCTCTCAAGGATGTAGTCGACAAGACAATTGAAATCGATAAAGTCGATGGATACGCACACGTCAATTTGTAGATAGTTGAACTATTTAGAGCATTCTTTTGGAGGATTTATTATGGAAAATGAAGACAAAGGGATGCTCGACTGTGTTCAAGAGAAACTTATCTCTCGGAAACTTTTAGTATTCGCAGTAGCAACTGCCTTAATGTATTTCTCAGACTTGAGTTCTGATACGTGGGGCATGATTGCAATAACTTACATCGGTGGCCAAACTGCTATTGATTTCGCCAAAGCATGGAGGAATGGATAATGTGGTCATGGTTAAAAGATAAATGGGAGCTTGTGGCTTCCGGACTCGTTGTGTTGACGGTCTTTATTCTTGGTCGCAAAAAACAAGTTGCCGCCGAAGAAATGGTCGAAGACATTATTGAGACAAAAGAAAAAGAAGCCCAAGTCGTCAAAAAGATAGCCGGGCAAGAAAGGCTAAGCAAAGCACTTGCTAGAAAAAAATATTCAGAATCCAAACTCAAATTGGTGAGAGAAAATGCACATGCACAGACTCAATTGGAAAAAGATATCATCAAGAGAAAGCTTGAACTTATTGAGTTGGCCAAAGAAGACCCAGATGAGATTGATAAAATCTTAATGGAAGAATTAAACATCGCGAAGCTAAAATGATTTGGCTTCTCACCGCCCTAGTATTTGCTGAGCCGCTTATGACTCCTTTATCTGAAGGAGAGGTGGCTCCTTTTGCTGGTAGACTATTCAATGATGAGGCTGTCGCCTCAATAATCACAATGAAAGAGTTTGCTGAGTCCCAGTGTACAATCAACTCTGCTCTTGATTTTTCTCTGCAGCTTGCGGAAAAACAGCATCAAATTGACTATTTAGACATTGAAAAGCAAGCTTTGCAAGCGAAGTACGATGCGATGGTCGAGATTAAAGACGAAGAGATTGAGACCCTAAGAAGATACTCCAGCACAAAGAGGTCTTCATGGGTATTCTTTGGAGGCTTTGCCCTCGGCACCACAGCATCACTGCTGACCTACTACGCTGCTAATAAGATACAGGTATCTACTAATGATTAGAATAAAAATTATAAAAGCAGCAAAAAAGCTTGTAAAGATGATATGTCCACCTGCTGCGAAAGACTTGAAGTTAAATACAAAAAATCGGGATGCATCGATAAAAGCAGACCACATAAAGTACGGACCGCTAAATGTCGATGAGCCCGGTGATTATTGGAAAGATATAGCTGACTACTGGGATACTACCGAGAAGGCTGCTAAGAAATCAAACTGTGGTAATTGTGTCGCTTTCGACATAAGCCCAAGGATGGACGCTTGTATGCCCGGTGTAACATCTGATGATGATGGACGTCTAGGTTACTGTTGGATGCATCATTTTAAATGTCACAGTGCACGCTCGTGCAGAACGTGGGCAAAAGGTGGACCAATTAAAGAAGACAAAATTTCTTATGAATGGCAAGAAAGAGGTGAGAGTGAGTAAAGATCCAAATTACGCCGTAAAGGTTGAAAAAGCAATAGCCGAGAAGTACGGCAAAGAAGCAGTTGTGAACCCTAAGTCACAATGGGACGACGATAAAGAAAAGCAGTATCTTGAAGAGCTTAAGTCAAACTATCGATACGACAAAGCCGAGAGTGAGAAAGAAGACTTGGATGGAGTTTTAATCTCAAAAGAACTACTTAATAGAGAATCGAAACGTTCGTGCCCAACATGTAACACGTATTCATTCAAATCCGTCGATGATTTATATATGACGAAATTTGGCTGTTGCAACAAGTGTTACATACAATGGATAGAAGGTCGAGAAGAAAGATGGAAATCAGGCTGGAGACCAAACAAATGAAACTTAACAAACAAACATTAAAAAGAATTATCAAAGAAGAACTCGAAGCGATCATGAACGAAACAGAGTTGGGCGAAGGTATGAGTCCGGACCATCCAGACTACGACTTGCTCGGTGGATTAATTCAGAAAGTCCTCATGGCTGTTCTTATGAGAGGTGCAGATATCGATTCTGCGATGGAAGATGAGCGCGTTCCCGAAGAGCATCGCGATTATGTCCGCCAAAGAGTTATGACGATGTCTGGGAGATAACAAATGAGCAAAGAAACATTAGAAATTATTGAAGGGCTTGCACAAGCTGCAGCTAACGCGTCATATGATGGCGGTCAACACATGGAGAATTATTCTCTCGATGGACAGATTCGTAAGATTGGCCTTAAACGAGAAGAAGGCATCCCTCTCCTCGATAAGCGTTGCATTGACGGATTCAAGGTCAAGTTCTATGGAGATTCTATGATTATCAATTATCAATCAGATGTTAGAATGAAAGAACTTAAAGACAATAGTTTTGAAAACGACATCGTCCGCACAATCAACGAAGTTAAGAAGTTTTTGGTCAAAGAGTACAAAGCTGTAACAGGCAAGTCTGTATCGTTAACCGCCAAAGGCGAGCCACAAATTATCGTACAAACAACCTCTCGCGTTCGAACATTTGTTCAAGCGTACCAACACTACAAGATTGGCGGACTCAAGATGGATCAAATTGGTGCTCCTTCGGAAGATACCACTCGAGACATTACAAAAAAGTTTTTGGAAGCAGCGAAAGCAAAGCGCCCTCAAAACGAAAAGATCAAGGCATCAGATAATCAAAAGAAATGAGACTCACAAACCAATCATTGAGGAGACTTATCAAGGAAGAGCTTGAAGCCTTGATTGCAGAACAGCCCTTGGAAGAGGGCTTTTTTGACTTCTTCAATAAAGATGAACCAGAACAATCCTCTGCTGGAACAATAGAGGACAAGCCTAGTGAACTCGATCCATCAAAAATTTATAAAGTTATAACCAACCTGCTCATTCAAGATGACATAAAAAAGCTCAATCAATCATATAGACTGTTTAGAGTTTTTGAAAATAATTTACTCGAAGATCAAGTTAAAACCCTAAACACAATTTTTGAAGGGATGCACTATCTTCGAATTTTTGATGGTAGGATCAAGAACCTCGCAGGTGGCCAAAGAAACACGCTGAGTCGATCACAATCTAGGCACCTCGCCAAATTTAGGTCATCGTCAAACAACTTGTATCGGGGACTTATGGATCTAGATAGAGAGCTATTCAGTGCTATTGTTAAAAATGAAGCCTACAAAAGATTTAATATAAGCAGCATCCCTGCTCCGGATAAAATCACAACATCAAAAGCTCACCCAGTTGGGCAGGACTTCTCATACGGCGATACAATAGGAACTAGTTCAAATACAATGACTATGCTCCGGAACATGCTATTGACCGGTGAGTGGTCAAGCGTCGAAGACGCAAGGGGCGTGTTGGAGAGTCCCATTAGCAAAGACATGTTGGATGATGATAGAAAGTACGTAATGAAACTAATTAGATTGCTTGATAATATCAAAAAAGGTACTAATGTAGTAACTAACTTTGACGTATTAAGATCTCTTGATGTTGATATCGGAGATGCTTTCGATCCACAAAGAAAACATGCGAAGAAGAAAAATCAACCGATTTTTTCAATATGAGGCTAAATGAAACTCACCAAAAGCGAAATTGTTAAAGAACTTGTAAAGTGTGGTAAAGATCCTCAATACTTCATCGACAATTATTGTAAGATCTCGCATCCTATGCATGGTCAAATTCCCTTCAAGACTTATGACTATCAAAAGGAGATGCTCAAGAACTTTAACGATTATCGTTTTAACGTAATTTTAAAAGCAAGACAGCTCGGGATCTCAACCATCTCGGCTGCTTATGTTGCTTGGTTCATGTTGTTTCATCGAGAAAAGAACGTTCTCGTTATCGCAACCAAATTATCCACAGCAACAAACCTTGTAAAGAAAGTCAAGATGATCTTTCGCAACCTTCCACAGTGGATGCTGATTGCGAAGATCTCAGTTGACAACAAGCAGTCATTTGAATTAACAAATGGTTCTCAAGTAAAAGCCGGAACCACATCAGGAGATGCTGGTCGTTCGGAAGCTTTATCATTGCTCATTATAGACGAGGCAGCGTTCGTTGACGGCCTCGAAGAGCTTTGGACGGGTCTTTACCCTACTTTGTCCACAGGGGGTCGCTGTATCGCTCTGAGCACCCCTAACGGCGTTGGAAATTGGTTTCACAAAACCTATACGGAATCTGAGAACTCAATGAACGATTTCTTTCCAACAAAACTAAACTGGGATGTTCACCCAGACCGAGACG